AATTACCAGTAATGGAATTTGAAGAGAAATAATATGAATATATATTTCATGCCAGAAGCAGAACAAGAATTTGAAGATAACTATGCTGATAAAAAGATGAATCGTATTATATCAGAAGAAATTATTAAAGAAATAAATATATTAAATGCAAATACCTACAATGATTTAGATAACAAAGTAGAAAACTATAATCCCAATCATGACCCTTCTAGTGGCAGATTTTCTAGCGGTGGAGGAGGAAGTAAAACTACACAAGAAAAGCTTGGTATCAAAAGTATAGAAACATCTGAGTTGGCTAATGAGTTAGAAGGTGGTAAAGAAAAATACATCTATGATGTCAAGTCAGATAAATATATTATAGTAAAAGATGTTATTCCTACAAGAACATTTCATGATACTGACTCAGCATACCCATCTAAAGAAGCAACAAAAGAAAATATAGATAAATTATCTAGTGCTGAAAAATCTGCTATTACTGGTTATACTTCAGAATATGGATATGGAAGTTACAATGAAGTTAACAAATATCTTAGGAATCCTAATAGTAAAAAATATTCACAAGAAACTATTGATTCGGCAAATGGAATAACATCAGCATTAAATAAAGCAAAACTAGGTACAAATACATATGTTTACAGAGGTGTATCAGCAGAATCTTTTGAAGATGCTAAAATTCAAAAGGCGATATTAGATACTAATAGAATGATAAAAAATGGCAAAAATAGACAAGATGTTAAATTTTTAGATACATTAGCGAGCCTAAAAGGTTCTACGATTACTGATAAAGCTCCAACATCTACAAGTCCAAACGGTGGCCAATTTTTTAATTTTGGTGAAGTAAAAATGACTATTAAAACAAAAAAATCTGATAAAGCTATGGACATAACAAGTCTTTCGAGATTTGGCGGTAGTAGTATTACACCTGCGTTTCTTGGAGTACAACAAAAAGAATCAGAAGTTTTGTATGCACCTAATACTACATTCAAAATTACTGATGTAAAAGTTAATGCATCGGGTATTCATTTATTAATGGAAACTGTTGACAGTAAAAACAAAAATAGCATTGAACTCAATTACTCACCTAAACAGCAAAGAGATTCTAGCGGTAAGTGGAGCTCAGGCGGAGGTTCATACTCTACAAAATACTCTAATATGACACCTCATGAATATGCAAATTCTATTAAAGAAGAATATGGAAAGCAAACTACTTTCACATCACAAGAAATAGAAGAAATTGATGGTTATACAGATATGAGTTTTGCATATACAAACGAAGACTTAAAGAATGCAAGAGGTAATGTAAATAAATTAGATGATTATCGTAAAATAACAGTAAAAACACTTGATAAATCAATGCGACATAAACTAAATGAGAATACTATGCTTTATCGTGGAATGCATACAGAAAAAGATATTTACGAAGGTCATCAAATAAAATGGGATGGTTATTCATCCACGAGTATGTTTAGAAAAAAGGGTGAATCATTTGCAACACAAGACCAAGATAGAGTATTCGACACACCATATTTATTATCTATAAAAGCTAAAAAAGGTCAAAAGGGTATTATACCACTATTAACTGGTAGGAATAACGGCTTACAAGCTACCGAAGCAGAATTTATATTGCCAAGAGGTACTAATCTTAATGTAATTAAAAGAATAGAACAGGAAAACTATATTGAATTAGTAACAGAGGTAGCATCATGAAAAATAGATTTATATTGGATAGTGATGATTTGGAATTATTAGAATATAAAGAATTAGTAATACCAAAAAATAAAAAGAAAAATGCTAATGATGCAGAAAAGAATGTACTTAAAATTCAACAGTCTTCTCTTGAAAATCAAGTTATAAATATTCAAGGTCAAACATCGGGTATAGTTCTAAACAATGTTCAGAAAACTAACAATGGATTTGATGAGCAGATAGATATTATATCAGAAACAGAAAAATCAGAGCTCCAGCATGGTCTAGAGCTTGCATTAATAGCTTATTTATCTGCAGTTATACCATTATTTGCAGTTAATACAATGAATCAGAGACAAAAAGAGTATGGTTTAATTGGTACATATAAGCTTGATAATATGTCTAAAGAGTATATAAATATGATATCAACAAAAAGTTCTGAGAGCCATATGAATACTATATTAAATGATTTATTTGATTCTATTAAAGAAACATATACAAAAGAAGTAGATAAAAAACTTAAAATAGTTGAAGATACTGGTCGTAAAGTAACTGATGAAGATTTAGTTAATGCGAGAAAACTTGCTAATGAAGGTGCTTCAAAGCAGGAAATTATACGAGCAGTTAAAGAAGAGTATGCTGGTCATATATCAAAAGCTCGTGCAAAAGCAATTGCAACTACTGAAACTAATCGTGCATTTACACAAAGTCAATTCCAAGCTGATAGACAATTCTTACAACAGAACAATCTTACTGATAGAGCATATAAGAAATGGGTTACTACAAATGATAATCCATGTGCTACTTGTTTAGATATGGCTTCACGACCTCCAATTCCATTTGAGAAAAATTTTGCAAACCTTGGTGATGAGATAGTTACAGTGTATGAAGATGATAATAAAGTAAAGACAAAGCGTGTAATTATAGACTTTGAACCATTGAGTGCTGGCAACGCGCATGTGAACTGCGGGTGTAAGTACGAATTGATTGTTAAATAATTAAATGAATATAATAAGAATAGGGGAAATATCATGGATAAAATGCCGATAGAGCAACTAGAACAACTAGCGAAGAACCCATATTATGTAATGAGTCAAGAACAATTAAAACAGCTCGAAGAGTATCGTGCAGAAAAATACAAACCATTTAAGAAACATATTAGTTCATTTGAGAAAAATTCAAGCAAGTTTAATGTGAATAAACAAGAAGAAAGTAATGGATGAATTAGTAGACATACGATGTCCATTTAAGAGAACAGGTAAAAACGATGGAATAACTCGTTTATGTAATCATCTATGTGTAAAGGTATTTCCAGGTTCTAGCGGAGAAACATGGTGTAGCAGATGTAATCTAACATTTGAGTTTGAGGTAGATAATCAAAATTCAGGTCAGAGGTCTATGGTAAGGGTACAAAATGAAAATAATTGATTCAACTATTATATCCAAAGAAGAACAAGCTGAGATTGAGAAAGAAACTATCTTAAAGAATAGCAATAAATTAATTCAAGACTTATCAAAAAGTTTACAGAAATCTAATATTAAGATAGACAAAATTAATGAAGATAATACAGTTTTACTAAATAAGGTAGAAAAGCTCTCAGATGTTACGAAAATAACTCTAGGTGGTGCAATAGAACACAATAGTAAGTCTACAAAACTACAAGAAGAAGAAATACAACAATCTAAGAAAATTCAGTTAACAATAAATGATAAATTATCAGATGTAGAAAATAAAATATCAGAACTTAAGAAAACATACAATGAATTATCACAGAAGCAAGTAAATGCTGTAAAGAAAAATAACGTAACGCAAGAACTAGCTTCAATAGATGAGAAGATTACTGAAATGGTAGACCTTCTTAAAAAAATTAAAGATAAGAAACAAACTACAACAGTAGTAGGTGGTGGTGGCGGTGGTGGAACATATATACCTCTAAAAAATGGTAATGTACCTACAACAAATCCTGATGGAACATACATTGGCAATTCACTTGGTGTACCAAAACATGATAGTGGAACAGTGAGCTATCCGACAGATACAAAAGAAGTGTATACATTTAAGTTAAACGGAGCAACAGTAGGAACAGTTACAATAGAGTATACAGACAATACAAAAGCATTAATGTCTTCTTGGAGTATAGCATAATGCCATTTATTTTTAATCCTTTTATAGGAAATTTTGATTATTATACTGCAGGTGGAAATATTCCTGCTCCTGTAATTGACGGTGTATTGTTAGCACAAAATAATGATTATATAATATTAGAAAGTGGCAACTATTTAGCTACAGAATAAGGGGCAATATGGCAAATACGAAAATTACAGAACTAACCGAAGATACAACACCAACAAGTGATGATTTAGTTGTAACAGTAAACGATGCGGGCGGTACACCAACTAATAAAAAGGTTACGGCTGGTAATTTAATTACGAAGGCGCATAGCCTAACAGACGGTAATGTACAAGTTGCTAGTGGCGTACTTACTACAAGTGCAGATGTTAATGCCACAAATCTAGTAGCTGGTGATATTAGTACAAACACAATAGAAATAACTGGTAGCCTTACACTAGGTGGCGATACTGTTACTGATAGCGTTACGCTTGATGCTAGCCCTGTAACTACTGGACAATTTACACAAACATTGCAAGGCGCAGACGGAACAATAGCATTATTATCTGATATTGGTGCTGGTGGCGGTGGTGATATGATGAAAGCTACCTATGACCCGACTAATATTAACGATAGTGCCTTTGATACAGATAACCATACAAGCGGTACTACTAATAAGGTATATACAGCTACAGAACAGACAAAGCTATCTGGGATAGAAGCTGGCGCAGATGTAACTGATGCAACCAATGTAGCCGCAGCTGGTGCAGTTATGGAATCTGATACTACAACTGCAGCAATGAGCTTTGTTGTCGATGAAGACGACATGGTGAGCGATACTGCTACCAAGGTCCCAACACAACAATCCGTAAAGGCATATGTCGATGCGCAAATTACTGGTTCTGTAAGCGGTGACGTGGTTGGTCCAGCCAGCAGCACCGATAATGCTTTAGCAAGATACGATAGCACAACTGGAAAATTGATACAAAATAGCAATGCTACATTATCTGACAGCGGTGACTTAAAATTATCGGCAAATAGGTACCTACAGGCAGATAATATAGAACCTAGCAGTAACGGCTCGCTGAATTTCGTTGGTAAGAGTGGCACTAGCGCTTATGAGCAGGGCAGTGTCGTTATTAGCGGAGGTCTAAACGCTGGTACTGGTGAGGGTGGAAGTATAAAATTGCAAGCTGGGCAAGCTATGGGTGGTGGTGCTAACGGTGCCGTAAAAGTTGGCAATACAAGTGGATATTATGCAAGCTTAGATGTAAGCGCGTTGACAGCTGATAGAACGCTTAAATTACGAAACAGTACTGTTGATTTGACTGGTGGTAGTGATGGTCATGTTTTGACGGTACAGGCGGATGGAAGTATATCACCAGAAGCACTACCAGCTACATCACTTACCCTTGATGGGTTGACTGACGTAACAATAACGACTCCGTCTACAGACCAGATACTAAAATATAACGGAAGTGCGTGGGTAAACGGAGCAGCTAGCGGTGGTGGCGGCGGTCAAACAACATACGATGCTATCGTGGCAGCAAGCGGTGGTACGCATACAACTCTAGGTGCAGCATTAACAGCAGCCAGCGCTGGTTGGAGAATACTGGTACTAGACAGCACCACCGAGACTGGCAATATATCACGTAACTTAGCTGGTATAACAATCGTTGGTGCGAGCAAGAGCGTGGTAGTCAACATGGCTAATTATACCTTTTCTTTGAGCGGTGCAAACAATTATGTGACTAATCTGCAGTTTAGCTTCACGACAGGTAACTTCTACAGTACTGGTAACTACTGCACCTTTGATGATTTATATTTGTACTACACAGCTTATGACGCATCACTATCTACCAGTTTTTATCTTGGTGGGACTGCTAGTAAGTTTATAAACAATAGATTATATAATGCTGCAACAACTGGTACTGCTTACAGAGTTTTTCAAAGTAATTCGGAGTATGCAATTATAGAAAATAATGTATTCGATGTGCCAGTAAGGGGCACTACAACAGCTACGGCAGCAATATTTTTAGGCACTTCCAAAAATACATTCGCTAATAACAAAATACAATCGTGGGCAAACGCAAACAATGCATATTGTGTCTATGTTGCTGAGCGTGGAAACGTATTAACTGGTAATGATATTTCAAGTTTAACTGGTAATTATGCTATATATGTAATCTCGCAAGATAATGTAGTTGCAAATAATCGAATTGTTGGTGGAATACGAGGAGTCATATTAGAAAGCTCGTTCAGTATATGTACTGGTAACAGTATCGTAACGCAGTCTAACAGCGGCAATGCCGTCCGTGTCAATGGACCTATGAACAGAGTGACGGGCAATTACTTGGCTGGTAACGGTACAACAGACTTTGCTATATACGTAGAAGGTGGTGACGATAACATAATTGCAAATAATAATATATCTACAAGTGCCACTGGCATACAAGTTAATGCGGCTACATCTGACCGCACTATAATAACTGGCAACACAATACACGCGTCGACGACCAAAATAGTTGACAGTGGGACAGCAACAATCCTTAAAGACAACATAGGGGTACCACCCACTTTCGAGAAGCAGCAAATGCTTATGAAAAATACGAGTGGTGTAAGCTTAGCTGCTGGTGATGTAGTTATATGGAAATCGGTAGCTGCTGGCGATGAAGTAACTACGACCACCACCGCTGGTGATGACAAGGTCTTCGGTGTTGCTACTGGAACGATAGCTAACAACGCATATGGCTACATCCAAACGCTTGGTAAAGTAACTACGCTAAAAGTAAACGGTACCGCGGATATTGCCGTTGGTGACTTCTTAACTACATATACATCAGCTGGTATAGCTGCAAAAGCAGCTGCTGGAGACATGTGTTTCGCAGTTGCCTTAGAAGCCTACACAGCAGACGACAGCAGCGGCGTTCTTGACGCATTACTGATTACACCACGGCTAATTTAAGTCGATTATTTATAATTAAATATAGAGTAGCCACAAAGAGCTTATCAAAAGCCGAAATAAGAGCAACCGAATAAAAAGATAAGAGGTTCTTATGAAAAGAAATCTTACAAAAGTAGATATTACAAAGAATGAATATAATGATGCTGGAGACGGTGTTATTGATTTTTCAAGTAATATAGTAATAACAGATAATTCTATTCAACGAAATGGAACCAAATACGATATCAATACACTTGATATTAGTGAATTTAGTGGACGCGTTACTGCTGACCATGTAGATAAACTAGAATCAGTGATTGCTAAAGTAGAAGGTATTGAGAAGAAAGATAACTCTGTTACATTTAAGAGAATCAAATTTGCTGTAAAAGAAAATCCTCTAGCAAGATTAGCCTACAACCTATTCAAGGGTGGATTCTTAAGTGATTTTTCTACTGAAACGATTGGCCCTGAACCAGATGAGAATGGAGTTTACTATAACTCTAGTCTAGTGGGTCTCAGTGCTGTAGTATTAGGTAACAACCGAAATGCGAAGGTCCAGACAGTGGTTAAAAACTCTTTAGATGAATCTATTGAAGATGGTTTAGATGTATCTGAGCTAAAAGAAGTTCTTAACTTCAGCGAAGATGATAAAAATATTAATAATAATAAGAAGGAAGAAAACGAAATGAAATTCGTAACAGTCAAGAATAGCCGAGACTTCGAGATTGCTGTAAAATACAAAAATGCAGCTGGCGACGATGTTGAAGCAACAGTACAACCTGGCGGTTCAGTTGATGTCAGTGAAGACCAAGCTGAGGCGGTAGAGAATACTTTCAAGTCTGCAGAAGCTCCTAAGGTTGAAAACGACTTTAGCAAAACTCTAGCAGAAGCATTGGCACCACTACAAGCTAAAATCGATGCTATCGAACAGAATGCATTTGATAAAAAAGCAGAAGAGCCAAAGTTTAAGAAAGAAGAAAAAGGTGTTAAAGGTTCTAGCGAATATGCTGGTATGGACTGGAGAGACCTACATGCAAAGCAGATTAATGCTGCTTGGGAATATAAAAAGAATGGTCGTGTAGAAGCTGCACAAGAACTTAATAAGATTAACGAATTAAATCTTGCTAATCTTAAAAAAGAAGGTGTTGTTTCTAACAGCATGACTATCTCTGATTTTGGTAACTTTGTTATTAGTCGTGAACTACTTTCTCAAATTGAAGGTGCACGTAACGATTACACAGCTCTTGTAAATGCTACTGATTGGAAAGAAACTCTTTCTACACAGTTTGCATGGTTGAAGAGAAGTGGCGACATCAATATGACAAGTGTTGAGTTTTGCGATGACGGTGCCAATGGTAACCTTAAACCAATTAGCGAATACACTGCAACAATTCAGACTAGTGACCTAGAAGAATTAGCTGCTGTTACACCTGTTTGTAACGCTGCTACTCGTTTCTTAGCTGCTGACTTGCTTGGTGACGTTGCTCAAGGTTATAGGAATGACTATGACCGAAAGCGTGCTCAATTAGTTATTGCTCGTCTAGAACAAGCTGTAGAAACTAACCAAAAATCAGTTATTTACGATGTAAATCCTGCTATTGGTGGTTTAACTGCTTGGGTAGATACCTGGGCTAAGGTTGCTACAACTACTCCTAATGGTACATATATCTTCAACTCAAGCACATATGCTGAGATTATGAAGCAAGCTGTTACCAACGGTGTTAGTGGCCCTCTAGGTTCTATATTCATTACTGGTGACGTACCTACAATCTTCGGTAAACCGTTTATTGTTGTACCTGACGATTTGATGCCTACTCTTAATAGTGCTGGTACAAAGTCGTTTGCAGTTGATGGTGGAACCGTTACTGTTAATCATGCTGTATTTTATGCAAACCTTGCTAACTTCACTGGCCGAACAAGTGGTGGTCTACAATATGACCTATCAACAGATGCAGCCTACGAAGATGGTGGTACTGTAAAATCTGCTTACCAACGTAATGAACTCGTACTTCGTGGTTCATTCTTCCGTGGTGGTGCAATCAAAGATACTGACCAAGTTTCTGCATTGCTAAGCCCTGGTGTAAGCTAAAGATTAATAGTTAAAAGAAAAGGATGATAAGGTGAATCTTAACGAATACAAAACATTGAGTGGTTTAACTGTTGCAAGCGGTGATGAAACATTTGTCACTGCCCAAATAAATAGAACACAATACGTGTTGGAAACAATGTTAGGGTTCACTTTAGATTCTACAAAAGTAACAGAAAACATCTACGAAGAACTAGGACAAACTCAACAAGAATGCGCTTGTCCAAATGTAGATACCGAAAGTTTATTACCTGCTGATGAAGTAATAGGTGCTTATAGACTATTCAATTACAATAAGAAAGATAAATTCTTTCATATAGACCCAGCTTCTAATATTTATAATGTTAAGTTAGTATACATCAAACAATCCACGGGTGGTTCTGGTATATCAGGAATCACTCTTAAGACATTTGATACAGATACTATTAACTTACATATAAATAACAATGGTTTTATTAACTATATAGAACATTGTATTAGTTGTTTGTGTGAATGTGATTGTGATTGTGTACAACTTGCTGTTGATGCAGATTGGCTATGGGAAACAGATATTCCTAATGATTTATTATATGTTTGGTCAGATATGGTAACATTCTATTCTGATAAAAAGAACAATATAAAATCTGAAAGTATTGATTCTCATTCATACACTAAAGGAGATATAAAAGCACCGGAAACAGAACCGCATAACATAGCAATATTGAAAAAATATGCTGGGCCAACGGGTTCTATTACGGTTCAACCATTATGAGTGTAAAACTTGTATATACGGATTCTATTCGATTAGTAAAACCTGTAATTGATAATTATGGTGGAGAACGAATCGGTCAAATAGAAACAGTATCGTGCATATTTATTACTCGTACTGGTTCATCTCATTCAAGCAATCAAGACTCTATAGATACTGACGCTTCATTATATATAGACCCAACAAATATATTTGTAACCAATAATTTTAATAGATTAGAAGAATTTATGGTGATATCAAATAGGTTTGGTTCTACTGATGGAGATTCATGGTATAAAGTAACGAATGCTTCTGTTGGTATGGATAAACTACTTGAAAATAAAATTGACCACATTAAATTATCACTCAAGAAAACTGTAGGATTAAGTTATGTCAGTTAGATACACTGATAATACAGCTAAAATAAATTCAGATACTGTAAAGGGTGCTAACCTTGCGTTAAGATTTATGCTTGATGATATTGATAAAAATGCATTTCGTATAACTCCTAAAAAAGAAGGTAATCTTCGAAGAGATATATTGAAAAGCGTTTTAGGAACGAGGGGGTCAATTGTATGGGGTAAGAGATATGCTATATATCAAGAAAAAAGACAATATGCTAATTATACAACTCCTGGAACGGGTCCACACTATGCTGAGAAATCAGTTAAAAAAGTGGTAGATAATTACAAAGAATACTTTAAGAAAGCAAATATAGTATGAATATAGCAGAATCTTTCGCAACATATCTTCAGACATTAGGTATAGCTACACTTGGACAAGACCTCTTTATTGGAAATGCTCCTAGTTCTAATAGAGTATCAGATTCTATGTATTGGATAATCGAGTCAGGCGGTTCACCACTAAGTAAAAATAGTACGGGTGAATTGTTAAAAAGTACTACAATTGAAGTGTACTACAGAGATAGAAACTATAAAAATGTATACGATAAAATCAATACGTTAGAAGAAACTATCAGTTGTGCTGGATGCATTCAATTAAATGGTTTTGATATAATAAAACTAGATGTAGTATCCTATCCTATAGACCAAGATTTAGATAATGAGGATAGAAAGATAGGAATGTTACAAGTAAATATACTAACTTATAAGGAGTGCTAAAATGGCATTAGTAAGAGGACCTTTCAACATTACATGGGGCGGAAATACCCTATTGAATGTAGAAGAAATAAGTGTTGATTACGAACAAGACTCAGAAGATTATAGCACGGTCCAACATCAGACTTTTCAAGTAGATGGACCTATTAAATCTTCAGTATCTTTGACGTTGTTAGCAAGCGATGTAGCTGCTTTGGCAGTTGTATTGCCACAATACCATGTTGCGAATGGTGGTACATTGAGTACTGGCGAAAGAGTAAGTGAAGCAAATGGTGCTATAGACATTAAGGCTGCACAATGTGGTACTACACCTGTATACAATGATTTAGATGTTGTATCGTGTGCAAACCCTGGTCACGTATTTCGTTTAGTAAATGCTCGAACCAAGCTTGACTCCATAGAATTTGATGACAAACTTCGTAAAGTAGTTGTACAATTCGTTGGTGAACCAGGTGCTGGTGAAGGTAACATACAGTTCTTTAAGTATGGAACAGTAGCAGTAGTAAGCTAATAAAACTTTAATAAGGAGATTGCATATGAGCAACTACAATCTATCTGACAACGTCAATGATAGTTTTCAATTTTCAATTAATGGGTTAATCTATAAAATGAGATATCCTCTTGTTAGCGAAATAGAAGAGTTACAAGAAAAAACAAAGCAAATTGAGAATAAAAAGAAAAAAGACAAAGACGTTACAGAAGAAGAAAAAGATTTAGAAAAATGGATGTACAGTTTTACTGAACCATTGGACCCTAGTTCACCCCCTATTAAAGATTTGTTAGAGAAGCAAAACATAAAAGTGATGCAAAACTTTCAAACGATGTTCAAGACTGAGTTTGGAGCTACTGAATAATGGCAGAAATACAGGTTGCAAAGGTAGAACAACCAAAAGCTAATAAACGAGAGTTATATGCTACTGTTTGTTTTTACTACGGGTATCAATTGGATTATGTTCAAAAGTTACCAGCACGCGACCTGTATTTACTCCAAAAAATAGCATCTAAAATAGAAGCTAATAGATTCCTTAACTTAACAAATATTGCTGCAGCACCACAATCAAAGAATGGACGGGGAGTTCAAAAACTAATTCAATACTACAAGAAAGTGGTAGAGAGATGATTGGTTATATTTACAAACATACAGCCCCAAATGGCAAAAGCTATATAGGCCAAACAATTAAAGAGCCTAAGTTTAGATGGAGTAATGGGAAAGGCTATCTAGGTAACAAATACTTTACAAATGTAATTAATAAATATGGGTGGAATAATATTACTCATGAAATTATTTGGGAAATTGAGAATGAAGATATAAACCAAATATTAGAAACTTTAAACATACTTGAAGAAATAGAAATTTCAGAACATAATACATTTTTTCCTGATGGATATAACTTTGATTCAGGCGGAAAAAATAAAATACTGCATGAACATACAAGAAAACTAGTATCTAGTTCTCTAAAAACGTTGTATTTAGAAAATCCACATTTAATCAGACGAAATTACAAAATGTCTGATAGTAGTAAAGCAAATATGATTAAGAGTTTAAAAAAATATTATATCGATAATCCAAAAAAATTATCTAAAGAAACACGAATTAAAATATCACTCTCAAGAAAAAATATTAAATTCTCTGAAGAGCATAGAAAAAAGATAAGTAAAAATAAAAAAATGGAATGGGAGATACTTACTCAAGAACAAAAAATAAAAAGAATGTCTCATCTTAACAATAATGAAGTTAAAAAAAGAGTTAGTGAATCTTTAAAAGGTAAAACTCCTTGGAATAAAGGAAAAAAAGGTGTGCAGGTTGCATGGAACAAGGGAATGAAAATGCAAAACAATAGAGAATCACTTGTAGGATTTGGAGTAAACAAATAATGGCATCGACGGTAGGTGGTACAGTAACATGGGTATTGGATGTAGAAACAGGCAAATTTACATCTGGTTTAGCAAGTGCAAATGCAGCTGTAAAAGCTACTGCAAATAATGTAGTTGCTCATACAGATACTGTAAAATCTAGCTTTAAAGATACAGCATCGAATGTTGCTAACTCTCTTGGTGGAATATCAAGAGCACTCGGTGGAATGACAATTGCAACTGGTTTAGCTATAGGTACAAGTTCATTCGGACTTTTAGGTATGGCTAAGGCAAGTTGGGGGCAAGTAGTTGCGGTAGAAAATGCTTCATTTGCATTAAAAGCTTATGAAAAAGATGCAACAAAAGTAAGCCAAGTTTTATCAGGTTTAGTTAAATATGCACAATCAGATATGGGTGTTCTGTTTCAGAGGCAAGATTTATTTGATGCTGCGTCTAATCTTAAACTATACGGTATAGAAACAAGTAAACTGGTAGATTATACAAAGATATTATCAAAAGGTGTTGCTGTAGGTAAGACTTCATTCCAAGAACTTTCAGATATACTAGGTAGAGTTACATCAAGTGGAAAACTAACTGGTGACCAGTTCGACATGCTTGTTATGAGGGGTATTAAATTACCTGACACAATGCGTAATGCTGCTGTAAGTGCAGAACAGTTGTTTGGGGCTCTTGACAAGTCATTGCCTGATGAACTATTAGCTGGTAGAGCAAATACAATCTCTGGTATTATGACGCGGCTCCAGAGTGCATTTAGAAACTTAGGTAGTCAGATACTCGGTGTAGATAAAGATACAAGTACATTTATTAAAGGTGGATTAGGTGATACACTCGTAACTACAATGCAGAAGTTAAGAGATATTATGGCTTCACCAGAAATGAAAGAATCATTTGCAAATCTTGGAAAAACTATCGGTAACTTTGTAAAAGATGTTCTTCCATTGCTTATTAATGGATTTATGTGGATGGCAAATAACTTACCAGCAGTTATTGCTTTATTCGGAGTTCTTGCAACAACATGGATATTAGTAAGTATAGCTGCTACAGCTGCTTCATTAGCTGCTTTACCATTAACATGGCCTTTTTATGCTATTGCAGCTGTTGTGTTAGTATTAATTGGTGTACTTGCCTGGTTACAAATGAAATTTGGTTTCTTAACAAAGGCAATGGAGTTTCTTAAACCAGTGTTTACATTTGTTAAAGATTTATTTAGTGACTTATGGAATAATGCAAAAAAATTAGCAGAAATGATTGGAAAAGAACTAGCACCAGTTTTTGAGTTTGTAGCTAAACACGCTGAAACATTAAAAAAGATATTAATGGTAACAACAGCAATTGCATTTGCACCATTGATGTTTGTTATAGGTTCTGTAATTGCTGCTATTAAATTGCTTAGTATAGTAATAGGATTTATTGCAAAACATTTTGAAGTAATAAAGAAAGTATTAATAGTAACAACTTTAGTGGCTTTTGCACCTATAATTCTCGTTATAGGTAGTATTATATTAATTGTAAAAATATTAATAAAAGTTGCAGAATGGTTGATAAAAGCATTCATGAGCGTAGCAAAGTTTACAATTGCAGTATGGACATCAGTATGGAATGCAGTTGTAACAGCATTTAACTTTATCAAAGACATAGTAACAACAGTTATGAATGCTATATGGGCTTTTATACAACCAATACTTCAATTCATTCTTAATCTTTATATAATCGTATGGGGTACTATTTTAATAGTTATAACTACAGTACTTAAAACAATATGGAATATAATTACAACAGTATGGAATGCTATATGGGGAGTAATTAGTACAGTAATTCAATGGATATGGAATACAATAGTAAATGCATTTAATTTTTGGTACAATCTAATATTTGGTGTGTTTACGAAAGTGAGAGATTTTATTTCAGAAGTATGGAATAGCATATATAATTCTATTAGCGGTATATTACAAAAAATTATTGACTTTTTTGCACCAGCATTAACTTGGTTATATGAAAAAGGTAAAGCAATTATTCAAGGATTAATAGATGGAGTAGTAAGCATGGCTACTAGAATGTGGAATGGTGTTAAAATCATTGCAGATAAAATAGGTGAGTTTTTTAGTGGTGCTTGGAAGTGGTTATACGATACTGGAAAATCTATTATTGAAGGTCTCATAAATGGTATAAAAGACATGGCTGGTTCACTAAACAAAAAAGTATCAGAGATGGCAGATAATGTAAAGAATAAGTTCAAAGACGTACTTAAAATAAATTCTCCTTCGAAGGTTATGATACCAATTGGTATGAGTATAGGTGAAGGTTTTATTAAGGGTATGGATAATATGGTACCACAAATCAATGAATCTTCTAGTTTTCTTGCAAATTCTGCAATACCACCATCGCTAGACACATCTACTTTAGGGAATAATAGTACAACAAACACTACGATATCAATTAACGGACCTATAAATCTAGGTGATAAAGGTGCAGTTAATGAATTCTTTGGTAGATTAAATAGAAATAATGAATTAGCGCAAAAGGGTATGGCATTATTATGATATACGATAATAGTATAGGAACAATATCAGCAATATATAATGGATATGAATTAAATACATCACCAAACAAAGTACTTGGAATTGATTATCGTAAAGTACCAAATGTTTTATTAAATGTGCACCAACTAGCAAGAACTGATGGTGAGATAGTTACAAACACAAACTGGGGTAATAAAATAATAGTTATAGAAGGTAGAACAACAGGTTCAAGTAAAAATAATTTAGACGAAAATATTGATACATTATATTCTAAGTTTATAAATTATGGTAAAAACTTAGATATTGTAGTAAATGGTTCTACTAGAAGATATACAGCTACGATAAGTGATACGGAAATATCAACTCATGATTGTGTGGCTACATGGAAAATTACATTTACATGTTCTGCTTTATCAAAAGCTACATCAACAACATCATTAACAATGGGAACGTATACAACATCACCAACTGGATATGCTAATACAATAGCAGGAAGTTATAAAGCACAACCAATTATAGATTTTACTATAAATCAAATTGAACCATATTGGGAATCAAAGTATATAGATATTGCTAACAGTGCGCTAAATGAGAGGATAAGATTAACTAATAATTGGAATTGGTTTGACAGAGTTGTTATTAATGGTGACTTGAAGACTGTCAATATATATAATACTACAAAAACAATTATAGATGAATGTGAATCAATAACGGGTTGGACATCTAGCCATACATTAAGTCTAGAAACTTCTAATCAAAAACAAGGTAATGGTGCTCTAAATAATGTTATGGCTGGTGCAGCACAAGATTGTGATTTTATCAGACTTAATAATAGTTCATTAGACCTAAGTAGTACTAGAGGTAATGTTATTATACCCGTATTTATACCAACACCATCAGCGGGTACTGTTGAAAGTATTAAATTTTATATAGGTTCTGATGCTACATTAGCTAGTAATTACTCACTTTGGACTAAAACTACTCAATGGAACGGTACTGCTCTTGCTACAAATGCCTGGAATTATATTATGATAGATTTAAGTACTGGCAATACTGATACTGGAACACCAATTAGAACATCTATCATATCAATTAAGATAACAGTTCATGGTACATCTACAGCAATGCAACTAAGTGGTGTTTTAATTGATTATATAACGGTTCAAAAATCAAGTGTTACACCTACAATTTTAGATTATGAAGGAACAATTCCATATTTAGGTATAGGTAGTAGTACTTTAACAATTAGCGATGAATTAACATCTAGAAATATAACATTTACTGGTAGTTATTATAAGAGGTATTTGTAATGGAAAAAAAATATAGCATAAAAGTATATACGAATGATGATGCTTATTTAACAACATGGCAAGATGCAATTAATTCAGTAGAATTTAGTAATGAAATAAATACAGCCGGTAGTCAACTAAACATAAAATTAGCAAGAAATGCTGGAGATTATGGAGAAGGAACGGATGTTAATTTTAATCATAAAGTAAAAGTATATTGTATTGACAAAGAGGATACCCTAGGTCAAATTGTATTTCAAGGATATATTTCAAGTTACACACCAATATATAAAGATAATTATGTAGATGTTACAGTTTTATCTTTTGGAAGTGAATTGAGTCAGTATATGTTACAGAATCCTTTTGATACATCAAAATCACAAATAAATGAATCGGGAGAAATAAATGGTGTACTAGCACCAAACTATATACCAAATGGATATTTTGGCGGTAATGTTGATGGAGCTGGCGATTGGTTCACTGCTGGCGTGAAATTCACAACACCATCAGATATGACTAGCATTGGAAAAATTGATGTTACTTTTCATCATATAAATACTTTAACATCGCCCACAGAAACTTCATTGCCTGAAGATGTAACAATAACTTTGTACCCATTGTTATCTGGCGGTGTAAGAAGTGGCTATCCAGATTATGATAACCCACTAGGTAGCGTTACTATACCAGCCGGAACTAAACCTAACAGGATATTAGATATTACAAAAATATACGATGGTAGATATGCAGACCCATTAGTATATTCGTTCACATTTGAAGAACCAGTAACCGTAAATAGCAGTACAACATATGTTTTTGTTTTGCGTTCTGACGATGCTGGCACTTATTCAGATTCTTATTCAGGATTAGTAAATGGTAATATTTGGGCAGAATGGTATTTTGATAGTACTGAAGTAACAATGGATTCATACAGTGCTTATGACACGCCATATGCTATGGATTCATCAAGTTCAATTGGTGCAGCACAATCGTTCATAGCTAATAGTACAAAATATTTAACAAAAGCAAAATTTTACTTGGATAAAGACGGTTCGCCAACTGGAAACGCATATGCAAAAATATATAATATAACAGGTACCCATGGCTCAAATGCTATTCCTACTGGTTCTCCAATAGCAACATCAGACGCTTTCAATGTCGCAACATTGACAACTTCTTTTGCTTGGATAACATTTAATTTTACTGGTAATAATAGAGTATTATTATCAAAAAATAATAAGTATGCTATTGCGCTAGAATTCAGTGGTGGTAATGCTTCAAACTATATAGAATTTACTTGTCAATTTAATGGAGACACGCATTCAGGTAATATGTCAGTAAAGGAATCTGGTTCATCAAATTACGTAATTACAGGTGGCTATAATTTGTTTGATTTAGATTTTCAAGTAATTGGTGTACAAACATTATCAAATTCTAAAAATTATTGGTATTATGAACGTAGTGGAACACCATCTGAGGGATATAGTACTACAAAATTTATGCCATACTCTATATATCAATCAGATGGTTCAACAGAGGTAGATTATTTATCGCAAGACCCATCTAATATATTAATCGATATAATAGAAAAATACAATTTTTTAGGTGGCTCATTAAGTTACTCGGCTGGGTCTATAGATTTAACAGGAACAGAAGTAAGTTATAATTTTAATTCTAATACTATTTTAGAAGCTATACAAAAGGTTATTGAACTATGTCCAGAAGGTTGGTATTGGTATGTTGACCAATCAACGAATATTATACATTTGCACCAAAAGAATACTAATCCAGACCACTTGTTCAGTTTAGAAAAAGATTTAATAGACGCTAAATTTGAGAAAAGAATTGAAGATATAGTAAACACTATATATTTTACTGGTGGTGATATTGGCGGTGGTGTTAGTTTTTATAAAAAATATACAAATAAAGATAGCGTGTCTAAATATGGTGTTAAATCTATGAAATATATAGACCAAAGGGTAACAGTCACTGACACAGCTGATACTATTGCTAATTCAATACTTGAAACTCGCAGTCAACCAGAATTAAGAATAACACTGGATATTTTAGATAGTAATAACAGTCAGAGTCTTGGTTATGATATAGAAAGTATACAGGTTGGTGATGTAATAGCTGTTAGAAATGTAAATCAACAGGTTGGATTATCAACATGGGATGTTGCTAGGTGGGATGAATCTTACTGGGATTATAATATATTTAATCTAAGTAGTTTACAAACACAAGCTACAAGAATAAACTATAAAGAAGATGTATTAACCATTGAAGCTTCAACGATGGCTGTAGATGTAAACAAACGCATTGAAGATATTAACAGAAATCTTGAAACTTTGCAAACTATTAATAATCCAACGGGTCCAATATAGGGAGATAAATTATATGTCTAAAGAAAAGAAATTAAAAATAGAACATAAACCATTACACTGTCCAATTTGTAATAAACGATTTATGAATTTATTTGGCCAACCATTACCTAACCATGCACAAATTAGATGTACTACACCCGATGGTAATGAAATGGACTTGGGCATATGTCAAAATTGTATTAATGATGGAATTACTTTAGAAATGTGTAATGCTGTTTTAGAAGGTATTAAAGACTATTGGATGATTGAGATTGATAATAATAAAAATATGAAGTCACAAGAAAAAGCTAAAAGAAAAGCATTTCATAAATCTCACAAAATAAGCAAAGTAACAAAAGTTATAGATACTGGAAAACGGGCTGAAAAAGAAGCCCGCAAACAAGGTAAACTGCAATGATAATATTTACACCTAATACCGTTATTAAAAGTGCTGACATTAACTTAAATTTTGATACTGCTGCAGATATTCGCAACTGGTCAAACCCATATAAGTTTAGTGCCTATAGGGGTACGAACCAAAGCATAACGATAAATACAGTTACTAAAATAAATTTTGCAACAGAACGCTTTGACACAAATAATAATTATGATAGCACAACAAATTACACTTATACTGCACCAGTTACTGGATATTATAATGTTAATGCAGAAGTTCAAAGCCTTATAGCAACTGCAGCGAATGTAGATTGCAGTTTGCGTATATTTATTAACGGTGTGTATTATCGTAAAGGTAGTAATATTAAAAATGCTTCGTACCCACAAGTTAGCGTGAATTCATTGGTTTACTTATTGGCTGGGCAGTATGTAGATATACGTTATTATAGCATATTGGCTGCCGACACAATTGAAGGCACTGCAGTTAGTAACACATTTGAAATGCATTTAGTGAGTGCAGCATAATGATTATAATAAAACAATGTCTAAAATGTAATAAAGACTTTAAATGTAGGGAAACTTTAAATTCAAGTAAATACTGTAGCCGTATTTGCTATTGGGATAGTAAAAGAGGTGATAGTAATTGTGCAAAAAACTTTAAATCTGTTGGTAAACCATCTTGGAATAAAGGATTAAAAGGTTACAAAGCCGGTGCTAAACATTGGCTTTATGGTAAAAAACGACCGGAAATGTCAGGTGAAAAACACTTTAATTGGAAAGGTGGGGCTACCGATGAAGATAGAATTGAACGCAATAAATTCAAAGATACTATACAGCCAAATATTTTAAAAAGAGATAGTTATACCTGCCAAATTTGTGAACAAATTGGTGGCTATCTACAAGTAGACCACATACAACCTTGGGCAAAATATCCTGAATTAAGATTTGATGTTAATAATTGTCGTACTTTATGTATGGCTTGCCATTATTATGTTACCTATAAAAAGAAAATGCCGAAAGGTATAGTCTGGGGTCATAAACCAGATAGGAGGGTAGCATAATTTTTATATTTACACCAAACACCTTAATTAAAAGTTCAGAAGTAAATAGTAATTTTGCTGAACTTAAAACAATGACTGATTATTTAACCGTGCCAGACACTAGCTGGATTGAAGTTGGCAGTGGTGGAACAGCTCCGGCGTTTCAAAATAGCTGGGTAAATTACGATACTTCTTATAACTCTTGTGCGTTCAGAAAAGATGCTAACGGTTTTGTGTGGCTTAAAGGTTTAATTAAAAGTGGTTCGATTGGGGTAAGTTCAGCTTGCTTTACTTTACCTGCTGGCTATAGACCCCAAAAAAGAGAATTAATGGTCAATATCACGAATACTGCTATTGGCAGATTAGATGTTGATGTAGACGGCAAAGTTATAACTCATACTGGCAATAATGCTTGGTACTCATTAGATAATTGTAGATTTAAGGCGTATCAATAATGGTCATATTCACCCCCAACACAGTTATAAGAAGCACCGAGGTAAATGCTAACTTTGCAGAGATTGTGCTCCCAGTTATTAGAATAAATTCTGCTGCCGGTGACTACACACAAACAAGAGTAAATGATTGGACACCAACAACAAATAGAATAAATAATACAGATATAACATATACACCACCAATAAATATGACAGCTATTTTAATGCTATATTATTCAGCCAATCATGGTGCTGGAGCAGTAGAATTTGACCCAGCAATAGTTTACACAGTTAATGGTGGTGCATGGACATTGTTAACAACTGGAATAGGAAATATAGCAGCTTCATGGAATGCTCATCATATAAATTTCACTATAAGTCTAAATGCTGGTAGCACTTATGTATTTCAGGGTGGTGTATCAACAGCTGTTAATTGCACAATAAGAAATAGAAGTATGATAATGATGGCAGTTAAGGCATAATAAAATGATTATTTTTACGCCAAACACTGTTATAAGAAGTACTGAAATTAACGCAAATTTTGCTGATTCGATTGATTCTTCTAAACATACAAACCCATATATGTTTAGTGCCTATAAAAGTGCTAATACAGCTGTAAATGACGGTGCATATTCTGATGTAGTATTTAATACAGAAAGATTCGATACTAATAATAATTTTGATAATTCTACTGGTATTTATACCGTACCAATTACGGGGTACTACCAATTTAATATTAAGGTTAGAATATCTACTAATAATGCTGGTAGCGGTACAAAATACTTATGGAGTAGCGAAGTGTTTTTATACGATATTGATTTAGCTAGCTCGTTTGATACATCAAGACACTATGTTTATGACACAGGTAGGTTTGTATTACATGATAATACAATTGTTAATACAAGTTATTTAACGGCTGGTAAAACTATTAAGATACGTGCTACTGCTGATACTAATGAAAGTAGTCAATTTTATATTGTTGGTGGCGTGTTTACGAATATAAGTGGATTTTTGGTAAGTATATAATTAAAATTATAGGATTTTATGATGTCAAAAAATACAGATATATCAAACCTCGAAATCTACCAAGCAATAAATGAGCTACGAAAGGAGTTAGTTGCAAGAGATGAGCAACTTGAAGATAAGGTAGATAAAACCTACTTACGCATACAGGTCTTCGAGTCAGAAGTAGCACCACTAAAGAAGTTTGTATACGGCTTAATAACGATAGCTGGTGCAGCTTTAATAACAGCTTTAATGGGATTGGTACTTACAAAATGAGAAAGTTTATACACATCTTAGCATCTCTAATCATCTTAGGTAATCTGTTTATTATAGGTCTAATAGCTTTCTGGCTTATCTATGACTACAAAGTACCTGATATGAAAGAGCCTATTGAAATACTAAACGCTAATAACGAAATAGCCGCTGGTGATGTAATCAGCATGAAGCTGGAAGTCATCAAGAGTAAATCATATAAGCCCAACTCGACCAACTTCATTAAATGTAATGACGGCAACCTAGTAACGATGAACTCTACCACTAAAAACATACCATCTGGCTCTTATGTTATTGAAAGCAATACGTATATCTTACCACCAAAAGTAGCAAGAGGAGCAACCTGTCAGTTTGTATTTAAGAACGAATACAAAGTGAACCCTATCCGCACGATAACGAAAGAATGGGTCAGCGAGGAGTTTCTAATCAAATGATACAAGTCAAACCATTTGTAATTGCCAACGCGGGTACAACCAAATATATGTGTTTGAGCAACGTGCGAAAAGGCTATGGCATACCAGCCCTACACGAATACGCTTACCTAGACTGGCAGAACAACGTCCAGCATAAAGACCAGAACTTCCCTAGTGGCTGTTCAGTACCTGTTTATTTTAACTGGAATGGTGCGGTGGGTGGTGTAACGAAGAACTGGGGACATATCGCTGTCCGACTAGCCGATGGACGGATATGGACAGACGGTAAGTATTACGCAAACGTAAACGACCTATCCAAGAACTACATAGGCGGTCAAGCCTATCTTGGGTGGGGCGAACTTGTAAACAATGTAAGAGTAGTAACGCAAGGAGATACTATGGCAACAATCAACGATGACGTATCAAGGCAAATAGGCTGGCACTTCATGGGGCGTAATGGCTATGACGGCAAGCCAAACGCACTACAATCCAAGCAAGGCGACATCTACGGCAAGACCCTAGACAACGCAACAATAAGTGCTTTCTTTTTAAGTGCTGAAGCAAGAGAGTGGCGTGACAGCCGTGTACCTAAAATATACGCAGAACGTGATGCTCTACGGGCAACAAACACTAATCTGAACGCACAGGTTACACAACTTACTAAAGCCGTAGCGGAAAAGCAGAAAACAATAGACGGGCAATCAACACAGATAATAGGACTGACACAAACGGTTAATGAAAAGCAAGCTGAAATAAATGTCTTACAAGATACAAACTCGCAACTCACCAAAGAGAACGCTGAACTTAAAGCTATCATCGCTACGGGCGGTGCAGGTAACGAAGACACCGAGTGGCTTAATAAATTAGGTGAAGTCTTTATGTGGTTTATTAAACGTATTGGAATTAAGAAATAAGGAGTTAAAATTTGGTAAGAAGAAAAAGAAATGCTAATTATATAATAAATAATGAAAGGAATTGAAATGCAGATAACAACAACAAAACTAGCACTAAAGAGATTAGCTTTTTTGGTTGCTAGTGCAGCAATAACAGCAGTATTATCATGGGCCACAGGTGAATATCAAACAACAGTAGCATGGCCTATTATATACCTTGTATTAACAACAGCTAGAGATTATTTAGATAAAACTATACCTAATAAATAACAAATAGCACCATATTATTGGTGTATTTATATAAAGGAAATAGACATGGGTGAAAGGTTAGTACAACGTAAGGAATGGCAGTGGTATATAAAAAATGCCAACTAATCGTCATCATCTTTATTACCCTAAGCGGGAATACGCCAAACACACCATGCCGAATTTACTGCGACAGCACCCCGTAAACATACACGAAACAGAAACTTGGCGACATGACCAACTCCACCATAACGTAGGCACATTAGCAGTAATGAGCGAGGGGCTAGCCAGAGCTTCTTTTAAGGAATATGAACACATATTACAAGGTTTTAACCCGACTAAAGACAGACTTCATAAGTTCGGATACTTTCTTAGAACGCTAGAGATGTACGAACGAATAAAGCACGGACGAGGTGCAGTACCAAAAGAGGCTGGTTACTTTGCCGAGATTTTAAGACTACAACAACAGTATATAACACCAATGGAGTAATCATGGAACGCCAACCAAACAACGAAGAACTTTTAAGATACTACAACGAACGCAGACGGGTTATTTTAGAAGCCCTTGCTACGATTGACCATAAGATATTTTTACTAGGCTACGTTACAACCCAAGAAACTTTATTTGACGAAGAAGACTGGATAGTTAGAGGCGATGAGTGAGCATATACCCCACGATAACCCTTACCTAGAAGATGAGCATTTTGCTCAAGCATTTGCATTAGCTTTTATACGAGAGGGAACACGCCCGACAGCCGAACTATGCCAACGCTGGCTAGCCGAGGGTTTTGTAAATGAACGAGAGCTTGAAGATATGCTAGAAGCATACGAAGCTTACTGGTGGGACGGACGATGAAATACTACCCCCAATCACTTAAACCAAAACGCTTTACATGATTTTTCACATGAACAGCTAGAAGATTACACGCTGTATTTAGAGTGGCTACTAGGTAACGGTGCTACTTACTACGCACAGGTACGAGCCGAGTGGCAACGCAGAGAACAGGCAGGCTATTATGACTGAACGTGAACCCCGCCCAATAGAGTTTTATATAGACATAGGCGATAAACATTTAATATGTACACCTGAAAATACTAAAGCATATATGCACGAAAACCCGAAGCACGATTACTTATTTTATATTGTTGAACAAGATGATGATATTATGCGTGGACACCATATCTTTAGATGCATGTTAAAAGAACAGTTTGACGTAATTATAGGGCGTATGGCTAGGTATAATTACGATATTATAGACGAGGACGGTTTAGTTGGTGCTGATTTAGAAGCCTATTATTTACAGTACCCTGATGAGCTTAAACTAGATACTTACGAGATAACACCACGTCAGCAACACCACATCGACTTTTTACATTACTTACTAGAACACGACCTAATGGAAGTAGAAGATTTTGAGGGTGAGGGCGAATTACCGTTATAGATTATGGAAAGCACCAGCTTATTATATGAATTTGTAAGCGACCCAAAGGTGATAACTTTCTTAGGTTTTATGGCACTCATCGTTTATTTAGGAAAAGAACACAAATGAAAAACAAAAAATGTTATGTACATTCTTATGCTTATGTATTATAATTAAAATGTAATTTATAATATGAAAGGATTACACAGTGAAAAAACTATCATCAAAACAAGGTAATAAAGTAGAGAAAACTACTGAAAAAAAATCAAAAAAAATAGGAAGTAATATAATAGGATTAATGCTGTTGTTAGCAACTGCAAGCATATTCTATAGTACTACAGTAATAATCATGGGCACGGATGGATTAACGCCGATAATAATGGTGGTGCCACAAGCTATATTAGCTGTAGTAATATTAGTATACAAATTTTGTAAATAGGAGTACATATAGCCAATAAAAGTAATATGTAATTTAATTATATGTTATGGCTTGACTATGAAATACATTACATTAACATTAATGGGTTTAGTAATTAGTGGATTTATATTCTTAGGAATATCGAGTGTAATACAACATGATAATAAAATAAAAATGAAGGAGATACAACTTAAAGATAGCTCAGTACAGTTAAAAGAACTCAATGAACAGTATAATGAAATACTGAAACAAAAAGAAGTTGATTCTAATAAACTTAAAGAGCTTGAAAATAAGAAAAATGAGTTAGAGAAACAGCTACAGGCTAAGATTGAGAAACAGAATGCTGATAAATTAGCATTACAACAAAGTTCGAAGAAAGTAACTACTTTTTCTTCTGTAGCATCAGCTGGAGGTGATAAGTACTCACTTATGAGAGCTGCTGGTATAGCTGAGAGCGACTTTCAAGCTGTAGACTATATAATATCCAAAGAGTCGGGTTGGAAGCATCTGGCGGTGAATAGAGCTTCCGGTGCAACAGGATTGTGCCAAAGTTTGCCAGCAAGTAAAATGTCAAGTGCAGGTTCAGACTATTTAACAAACCCTGTTACTCAATTGAAATGGTGTAATGGGTATGCTGTAAATAGATATGGTGGTTGGTGGGGCGCATATAGTTTTTGGCAAGCTAATCATTGGTGGTAAGATGTAGTTTATAGATGTGTTTATAATAGAGGGGAATGCGTAACCCCTCTATTTTTTTGTAAATTCATTGTGTACAAAATATGAAATTAAGATTATAATATAGACATTGCAAGAGCTCTTAACAAACCCTTGCAATAAATAATATTTACAAATAAACAGTGAGGGTATATAATAAAGCTTGTTAAGAGCTCGCCCTCATAGAAATATGGGGGTTTTTCTTTGTCTCAAAATAATAACACACTAGAGGAAACAAATAATATAGTTGAATCACCAAATTATTATGCTATATTACCTGCAAATGTAAGATATTCTAAAATAACTGCTAATGCAAAACTATTGTATGCTGAAATAACATCTCTATGTTATAAAGAAGGTTATTGTTGGGCAACAAGTAAGTATTTTGCAGAATTATATAATGTAAAACGCGATGCTATACAAAAATGGCTATCTATACTAGAAGATAACTTATTCATAAAGAGAGAAATAATATATGAAGAAAATACAAAAAAAATAATACAAAGAAGAATATATATTATTGATGTTAAAACAAATGACAACCTAGTATACAAAAAGATACAACCTAGTATACAAAAAGATACTAGCCCTAGTATACAAAAAGATACAGATAATAAAAAAGAATTAATATTAAAAAAGAATAATAATTTATCTAATAAATTAGATAAATTAGGGAGTACTCCCGAAAATGTAAAAAAGTTGTATTACAAGTATCTTAAAGAGAACAAAATTCCAATTGCAAATCATAATATACTTAGAACGAAGATAAATGAAATGTATCAGTTACATGGTGAAAAGTGGTGTATTGACTATCTTACGTTTATGATAGAAAAGTATAGATATATAGATGATAAATATAAACCTAATATAAATACAGCGCTTGATTTATATACAAAATCTAAGTCTATAGAAAACTTAATGATAAAAATTACTAAACAAGAGGAGATATATTAATGCCTTGGATTATTAAAACACACGATGGTAAAGAACTAACAATAAGACAAAATGATGAGACTATTATAAAAGAACTTGCTAAACGCTTGGAACTAGTACCAGTGACGATGGAAGATGGTACAATTAAGTATATTAAACCAAGCAGTGTATCTCGTTTAGAATATATACCGCGCACAGATTTAAGTGTAGAAACAGAAAAACTAATATCTGCACCTGATTACAGGGGTACAGAATCACCATCAAAGGAAAAACTAAGACAAATGTTAAATGATAAAAGTTTATTATGAACTCAATAAAATTAGTAATATACGGGCAATCTTATTCCAAATCTAATAGTAGAATATTCAGTTACAGGAATGGTAAACCACTATTATTTAAGAACCAAAAAGTTGCGAAGTATGTGGAAGACGCTAGACAGCAACTTATACCACAGCTTAAGACACATAGGGTATATCTGGGCTCTGTAAAACTAAAAGCTGATATATATTACAAAACAAAACTTTCGGACCTAGATATATCCCTTGTGCAAGATATTTTACAGCAAGAAGTAGACAAAAGATACAATATAGTATTATTTAGAGGTGTCTATAAAAACGATAGACAGATAATGGAATTACATTTAAGAAAGTTTCATGATAAAGAAAATCCACGGGTAGAAATAGAAGTATCAGAATTATGACAACAAAAAAAATCAAGCGGAGTTGAAAGGATACACAATAGATAGAGTATTCCTCCGCTTGATATTTGATTATTATAAAAAAATTAATAGTATTTGTACATTTAACCATAACAACATAAAAATACAAAAAACATGAAAAAATGTAAAAAAATATATATTTTTATGGTATAAACCATATAAAATGCAATAAAAACCATAAAAAAGTTAAAAAAAGTATTTACTTTTCTGAAATTACAGTTAATAATTAAAATGTAATTAAACGAAAGGATTACACGATGAAAGAATTTACCATAGGAGAAGATACAACAATTAGTTTCGAGGAATGGGGTATTATCATAAATCAAAAAGATTACAATGGTAGTATGAAAAGAATTACATTCACAAACTTTAGTTCTATTGAACTATCAAAAATAATAAATGATAAAAAAGAAGTAAAAGAAATTAAGAGATTAAATAAATTACTTACTAAGTTAAAAAAATCTCGAAAGGTATAACAATGAAAAATATTGATGGTGTTAAAGAGTATAAACATGGTTCTTTTGGAAAATACTTTGCGACATATATACAACCAAGAGTAACAGAGCTCAATGAATTAATGGCACAACGTTCTGGTAAAACTACAAAAATTAAAGTCACATTTCTTACGAGTGATAATGATATTACTGTACAAGAACTTGATAAAGATGGTGATTTATTAGAATGCAATCATAGTGGATATGAAACAGAAAAACAAGAAGGAAGTTATATGAATGGAGATGAACTCATAGAGTTTTCGACAGACAATGATGTATATTATTGTGATAAATGTAATAAGTCAAGTGTAGACTTGAAAGAATGGAGTTAATATCATGGTACAAGATGATTTTGATGATGTATTTGTAAAAAGTGATTATCACTTTATGAAAGCAATGAAATTGTATGCAAAAGAATATGATATACATTAAGGAGAAAATTATGTCAAAAGAAGTACAAGAATATTTGAATAGTAGCACTCAGTTTGAACTATTAATGAACATTATTGCAGATGATTATAATGTAGATTTTTCTGAGTTAAGTGAATTATCTGTTAATGCGTTAAACCAAGTGATTAATAATATGAAAGGAAATAACTAATGGCAAATGTAGATAAAGAAATTAAGAAACTTGAACTTGAGTTAAATCAAGTGACGAGAACAAAATCAATACTTAATCAAAATCAAATTCAAAAATTGTGGAACAGCACTAATAAGAAATATAAATATAATAGACCAGCAAAGGGTGGTGGCGAATGGACATTTGTTAAGGGAAGTTATGTTCGTAAAGTTTTGGACAGTGTGTTTGGTTTTAACTGGGACTTTGATATAGAGACAAGTGTTGAAGAAGCTTTTAACGTAGCATCAAAGACTGGTGTTATAACAGTAAAAGGTGTATTAGTGTGCCGTGTTAAGGATGAAGAAGGAAATGTTACACCAATCAGGAAAGTACAGTTTGGTAGAGCCGAAGTTAAATGGTTAACTGAGGGTAAGTATCCAAATAAGAAACGTAAGATTGATGAATACACTGGACTTCCAGTGCCATTAGATTTTGGTAATGATTTAAAAGCTGCAGCAACTGATGCATTTAAGAAATGTGCAAGTCTATTAGGTGTTGCTAGTGATGTATATGAATCAGATGAATTTATGGAAATTACAATTGTTGATTCATATGAAGACAAAGAAAAAGGTGTAAAACGATTAATAGAAAAAAATAAAGAGTCAATTGACTCAGAAGCAGAGGTTGTAAATGAATAATCAAATTGATATAGAATTACATATTGATATAGAAAGCCTAAGAGAGACCATAGAGAGTGCTCTTGATTTGAACGATAATCAACTTTTGTTTGAAAAGTTAATAGAATTTGAAAGTGCAAAGAAAAAAATCAATGAAGCACTTGACTTAATAAAATCAATTGAGGCAGATGCCAAAGGTTTGATATTAAGCAAAGCAAATGCTCTGTATACAGATAAATGGGA